AGCCTCGTGATATTCGGCGCGGTCTTCTATATCCGATCTCACGGCCGCGCCGACGAGGCGCATCTCGACTCGACGATCCCGCCGATCTGCATCCTGTTGGCCCACGCCTCGAGCACCGTGTTTGCGCGACTGCGATCATGGCCTCGGTTGGCCAGGCTGCCGTGGAAACACGCCGCCACGGCATTCTGCGGGGTCGTGCTCTGTGGTTGGATACTGCTCTTGACTTCGGATCAGAAGTTGATCAACACCTACGACGGCTTCGAACGGATCGATGGCTTGGCCGATGCGATCTACATCAGCCCGAATGAAGCGAGAATGATTGCGAGACTCACCCAGACAATCGCGAGCGAGAGCCAGAGCGACGACGTCATCCTGGACCTGAGTCCGTCGCCGTACTTCTATGTCTTGACCCAGCGCAGGGGGCCTGGGCACCGCGACACCGTCATTCCCGGGACCTTCTACGACGCCGACGACGAAGAGGCCTTCGTCAAACGACTCGAGGCCGCGCCACCCAAGTTGGCCATCTGGCCACACGAGATCTTCGACGACATGCAAGAACGGAGTCTGTCGGCCGTCGCGCCTCGGCTGGTCGACTGGGTGAGGCGAAACTACGAGCCCGTGATGCACCAGGAGCGCTTCTCCTTGTTGAAGTACGTCGGGTCGAACTGACTCGGACTCGATCCCAGCCCTCACAGCCTCGCCGCACTCACTCCAAGTACCCCAGAGCCCGCAAGCGGTCCAGATCCTCTTCGCTCAGTCGCTGGGTGCTGCGCTCGTCGGATGAAAACTTGATCACCAACTCGTCGACTCGCTTGCGATGCGCCTTCAGCACATCCGTTCGCTCTCCGGCGAGGTTCGTTAGTTCGTTGGGATCCGCGTCGGGATCGAAGAGCTGCGTAACGTCGCGTTCAGCGACGTGGCCGCCCGCGCGCACGCTGGGCCGGCTGCGCAGCGACCAGGCGCGCGCGATCGAGGCGGAACTGGGCCGATCGGTCGATGGGTTCGATTTCAGCCTGGACGCATCGGCCGTGGGCCACGTGCGCGGCGAACATGGCGACCCGCTGAAGGAATGGCGCAGCAATCAGCGGGCGGTGACGATCGCCGATTTCGCGCAGCTGCCGCGCATCGCCAGTGCGGGCGAGCTGGTACGCCTGCCGCACAAATCGGACATGGGCGAGGATCTGTTCGAACAGCGAGTGACAATCGGCAACGATACTTTCGTGGCGCGTTGGGTGGCGCGCGGCCGGCTGCGCCGTACCGTGGCGCTGAAGACCCTGTTTATCGAAGTGAAAAAGCGCGGCCCGAAGCCAACGTCCTGATCCGTTCCCGGTTATTGGCCGGGCGGCCCGATCCGCGCCAGGAGAGATATAGGCATGTTCGATTACGAACTCAACGGCGAGGCAGCCCGCAAAGCCTTGCGCGAAGCGGCGGCCCGCCTGGACGACATGACGCCGGTCTATACCGATATCGGAGAATATCTGCTGGAACAGCGCCGCGCGCGCTTTCGCAGCGGGACCGATCCCGAAGGCAAGCCCTGGGCACCCAAGCGGCAATCGACGCTGGATCGATATAAAAGGCTTGGCTACGGCACGCTTAATCGCCCTCTCATCGGCCCTTCAAAGGCGCTTTCGCGTCAGATCCACCGCATCGTCAGCAAGGACGGCGTGGTGATCGGGTCATCGCTGGCATACGCCCGCACGATGCAGGAAGGCGCGGCGAAGGGTGCCTTCGGCAGCGACAGCCGCGGAAACCCGCTGCCTTGGGGCAATATCCCGGCGCGGCGCTGGCTGGATTTGTCTGACCAGGAAGAGCTGGAGATCGTGGCGATCGCCGAAGAGCACCTTGAAGGATTGCTCGAGCAATAGGGGTGACACGCCCCTTGCCCAGCACAAGCGCATTGCCAGCAACCCCGAAGCTGTGGCAGCCAGATGGCGACCGCGCGGCGAATCGCCGCAGGCCCATCCCCCAACGATAATTGCTGTACTGCCCGCCGCCGCGGGCATGCCATCACAGTGCGCACGGTGCCAATCAGGCTTTCGTGACGACGAGAGCCGCCCTTGCCCTTTGTAATGCACTTCCGCTCAGCGAGCCTGAGGGGGATGGCGCGAGCGAATGGCTGCACCTGCTGCCCGGGGGCGGCGAGATCCGCACGGGGGACGGCCGCGGCCCTTACACGGTCGACGATTACGAGGCGCTGGCAGCTGCAAGCCTTGGCGAAGGGGACCGCCTCGTACTGGACGAGTGCCATTCCACCGATCTGGCTGCGCCCAAAGGCCACAGCGCCCCTGCACGTGGCTGGATCGTCGAGCTGCAGGCCCGGGCCGACGGGATCTGGGGTCTCGTGGAATGGACGGGCACAGGCCGCCAGCTGCGTGCCGACAAGGCATACCGCGGCATTTCGCCAGCCATCCTGCACACCAAGGACAAGAAGATCGTCGGGATTGCCCGCGCGAGCCTGGTCAATGTCCCGAATCTCAAAGGGCTCACTGCCCTGCACCAGAAGGAAACGAGCATGAACTTTCGCGAATTGCTGATCGAGCTGCTGAAGCTCGACAAGGATGCGGACGATGCCGCGATCGAGGCGGCGCTGCGCAAGGCCATGGAAGGCGCGGGCCAGGAAGCCGATGTCGAAACCGCCGTTCAGAGCGCACTGGCCCCGATCCGCCAGCAGCTGCAGCTGGAAGACGGTGCCGATATCGCCGCCACCATCACCGCGCTGCAGGCAGCCGGCAATGACGATCGCCAGACCGAAATCATCACCTCGCTGCAGGGGCAACTTACCGCCGTCAGCACCCAGCTGGCCGAAATGCAGACCGACCAGGCGCTGCAGGCGGCCACTCGCTTCGTCGACAATGCGATCGCCGAAGGCCGCGTGGGCGTGAAGCCCCAGCGCGATCTGTACATCGCGATGCACCAGGAAAACCCGCAGCGCACCGAAACGCTGATCGGCGCGATGGCGAAGGTCGGCGGCATTTCGCTGCATGCCCAGCGCGACGTGCCCGCCCGCACCGCCGAACTGGACGATGCCGATCGCCAGGTGATCGCGCTGATGGGCATCGATCCCGAAGAATACAAGAAAGTCCGCGCCCAGGAGCTGGGCCTGGAACAGGAGGCAATCTGACATGGCCCTTTCCGCAGACCGCAACACACCGCTGAAGGGTGGCGATCTTCGCCAGTTCGATGTGGCGGCCGACACCAAGATCTACGCCGGCGCGCTGGTGTGCCTCAATGCAGCGGGCGCCGCAGTTCCCGGTGCGGTGGCCACCACGCTGACCGCAGTCGGGCGTGCCGAAGCACCGGCAGACAACACCGGCGGTGCAGCTGGCGACAAGCGCGTGGACGTTCGCAAGGGCATCTTCCGCTTCAACAACAGCGCGGCGGCTGACGAGATCGGAGCCGAGGATATCGGCGCCACCGCCTACGTCGTCGACGACGAAACTGTCGCGCTGACCAACGGCACAAACACCCGTTCCGCCGCCGGAACCATCTACGATGTGGACGCCCAGGGCGTCTGGATCGAATTCTAAGGGGATCGATCAATGCTTCTCAATACAGGCAACCTGGCATCGCTGCGTACCGGCTATTCGGCCAGCATGCAGAAGGGCCAAACGATGGCCGCCAAGCCGCAGGCGGACAAGATCGCCACGCGGGTCAAGGCCACCCAGAAAGAACAGAAGTACGGGTGGCTGGGCAAGATGCCCGACGTGCGCGAATGGATCGGCGACCGTGTGATCCAGAATATCGCCGAACACGATTACGCCATCCGCGAAAAGAAGTTCGAGCTGACGCTGGGTGTCGATCGTGACGATATCGAGACCGACAATCTGGGCCACTATGCCCTGCTGTTCGAACAGATGGGCGAAAGCACGGTGACCAAGCCCGAGCGCCTGATCTGGGAGCTGCTGAAGGCGGGCTTCGCCACCGAATGCTACGATGGGCAGTATTTCTTCGACACCGATCATCCGGTGCTGGACGCAGACGGCGAACAGACTTCGGTCGCCAACACCGATGGCGGGGCCGGCACGCCGTGGTTCCTGCTGGACACCCGCCGCGTGATCAAGCCGATCCTGCTGCAAGTTCGCCGCGATTTCGACCAGTTGGTCGCGAAGGACAAGGTGACCGACGACAACGTGTTCGATCGAAACGAGTTCGTCTACGGCGTCGATGCCCGCATGAACGTGGGTTACGGCTTCTGGCAGCAGGCCTGGGGATCGAAGCAGGATCTCGACGCCGACAGCTATGCTGCCGCGCGTGCCGCGCTTTCCAGCATGAAAGGCGATTACGGCCGCCCGCTGGGCATCATGCCCAACCTACTGGTCGTTCCCCCCAGCCTGGAAAGCGCCGGCCGCAAGATCTTGAACAGCGAGAGCGCCGCCGGCGGCGAAACCAATGAGTGGAAGGGCACGGCCGAACTGCTGGTCGTTCCCTGGCTCGCATAGCCTGCGCGCCATCGCGCCATAAACGGCCCGCCGCTTTCGGGCGGCGGGTCTTTTCGAAAGGGGCAACACCCCGCCCTTTCCGAAAGGACCCGAAGGAGATCATCATGGGCAACCCCGCAACACTTACCGACATCGACGGCATCGGGCCGGCCACGGCCACGAAGCTGGAAGCTGCCGGCATCAAGACGGTTGCCGATCTGGCTGCTGCCGAGGCCGCAACGCTCGAGGCGCTGGACGGAATGCCGCCTGGTGCGAAATTCGCCGACTGGATCGCTGCTGCCCAGCCCGCGCCGGTCGCGAAGACGCCCGCACCTGCACCCGCGTCGCCAAAGGTGGTCAGCCAGCCCCCGGCCAAGCCCGCCGCGAAGGCCGCGAAGGCAGTGGCGGCAGATGAGATTGCGGCCGGGCCCATGATCGTGGTGACCGGGCCGAAGAAGGGCTTCCGCCGGGCGGGCTTTGGTTTCGGCCGCCAGCCTCGCGCGATCCCGCTGCAGGAATTCGGTGAAGGGTTCGAGGCGTTGCGACGCGTGCTGGCCATCCTCAGCGAAGATCGCCTGACCACCGTGTGCGTCGATCCGGACGGGGTGGAGCACACGCCCGATCGCAATGCCGTGCAGGATCTGGCAGCACTGACGGCAGCGGGCGGCAATCGCGAGGTCGACCCCGAGGATCTTCACGCGCTGGTTGCCCGTGTGTTCGGCGGCGCCTGATCCATGGCCTATACTGACCTCGCCAAACTGACCGCGCGCTTCGGCGAAGATCTGCTGCTGCAGCTCGCCGATCGCGACGGTTCGGGCGCGGTCGATGACGGCGTGGTGGATGGCGCGATCGCCGATACCGACGCGGCGATCGATGGCTATCTGGCCGGGCGGTACAAGCTGCCCCTGGCCACGACGCCGCCGCTGCTGGCGGATCTGGCCGCGGCGATCGCGATCTACAAGCTGCATACCTACGAGCCCGACGCCAAGATCGCCGAAGATTACAAGGATGCCATGCGCCAACTGCGCGAGATCGCGGCCGGCACCATCCGCCTGCCCGCCGAAGGGGTAGAGCCCGAAGGCACCGGCGCCAGCGGCGTGCGCGTGACCGATCGGGAGCGCCCCTTCACCGAGCAGAACCTGAAGGGCTTCATATGAGCGCGCCCTTCCGCATCGAAGAGGTGGCCGCCCGCATCGAGGCCGAAGTTGCAGAGCTAACCGGCCAGCTGGGCGAAGCCGCCGATTTCGCCGATCTGGTGGAACGCAAGAAGCTGCCGGCGAAGACGGGCGGTTTCGTGTTGCCAGGCGGATTGCGGGGCGGCGCGGCCGATGCGGCCAGCGGCCTGTTCCGTCAGAGTTTCGACGAGATCGTGAAGGTGGTGCTGGTGGTGCGCGTGGCGGGCGATCCGCTGCGCGCCAAGGCCGTGGCCAGCCTGGTGCCGCTGGCGCGCGCCACGATCAACGCCGTGGCTGGTTGGGCGCCCGACGATGCGATCGGCGTGTTCAGGCTGGTCCAGGCCGAGCTGATCGGCGCGAGCGGCGGTGCCCTGATCTTCGAAATCGATTTCGCCCTGGACGACCAGCTGAGGATCACGACGACATGACCAAACCCAAGAAACCCGCGCGGATCGCGCTGCCCAAAAAGGGCGGCAGCTACGTAGCGGATGCCGGCACCGGCAAGCTGGAGCGTACTGCACACACCGAG